CCTTTGTTAACGCTGAGTTTATTATGCAGCGGAAAGGGATATTCGTGACCATCTTACTCTGATGTTGTCACGAATGTTAAAAGTGGTGGACTCTTCTCGTTTGTGCAATTGTGCACAAACAAGTTGTTCCCATCCTCCAATCATGGATGCGTGCGGTCGCGGAACAATTGTCCGGACCCGCATTCCATAACTTTGGATGTTAGGTACCCATTTCCATTTAGCCTTATTGGCTAAAAAGACTTGGGACCTTGGAACAGTCCAACCTACAGCACTTGATGTTTTTGTCACGCATGGTAAATCACCAAAACGTGCAATTATCAAGTCTTGCCAAACTTTTGCGACATTCCATAGGCCTCTGCGAAAAAAGCCTTGGAACATAGCAACTAGGTTTGGTAAGTCTGTAGGTTTACTTTTAACAAAAAGATTCTTACGAACCCTTTGGGGAGTTACGTCAACGCCTGCATAGGCGTCGACACCACAACTCTCACGGAAGTGTCCTTGAATACAGCACTTCTCGGTATTGAACATCATACCGAAAAGTGGAAAGTATTCAAGTAGTGTATTGGCGTATTTAGTTTTGACTATAAGGTCATCACCATATACGTAATACACTTTCGTAAGATGCTTAAGTGGTACTCGGGGATTTTCGCATATCATAGCGGCAATCCCAAGTGCGTAGTGAACTATCGACATCACCGGAAAACATAATGCAGAACCCATTGGAGCATATTTCTTCTTACGAAGTATATCTCCATTGGGTAATGCGATTTCCGGGGTCGATAGTGCAAGAAGTTTGTCCCTTAAGCGAGGGACACCTTCAAAAAGTATATCCACAAGATCTGCAGATATACGATCTGAAGCTTCTTTCATGTCAAGGGTCGCATATTCGCGATTACTAGACGATTGCAATGCAAGTTTACCATTTATCGTTTGGTCAGTAAAATTAACATGACCCTTCGTTAAATAGTGACTCTCGCACCAATCGACTAGAGCCCTACCTAAACCTTGTTGAAGCCACATGTATTCATGCGGCTCCATACAAATGATTCGAGGTCCGCGTGAGTCCTTAGGGACAAACGCGAGTCTCGAGATACCAGACGGTATCTTAGGTAATTGACGATATCTACGCACGGAGTCGAGAAGATGCCTACTACTAGTGTAAAAATATTTGTAGTAGGGATAAGCTTCATGTAATTGTTTGTATATTACATGAGGCTCGTATCTATCTTGTCGGCTGACTTTGTCAGCTGTTTGTCCAGGCCCCGGTCTCGGCGAAATTTCGTCGGGATCGAAGTGTTTGAACAACTTTGTGATGAACTCTTGCGCAATATATATAGCGCCAGACTGGTCAAGATCAATGTTTCGAACATGATCAAGACTAACGTCACAAGCAACAAAATTTGATACACCAACATCTTCTAGCTCCTTTGGATAATCCATCTCCAATTTGTAGAACATTCCACAAATTTGGCGAATTAATCTGATTGCATCGCAATCAGGATTATCCAGTAATGTTCCATCTGTGTTAAAGACTTTTTTCGTCAAACCTTGCATAAAGCAAGGTAAGACGCCCTTACCTCTCTTAAAAAGAGAAGTAGGGGTGAACTCACCAGATTTAAGACAAACATCGAAATGTTTGCCAAATTTGGGGAGCGTCTTTGTCACAAAACTTATTCCTTCATATACATATCTATGTAAACATAGATTAGTATCTAGGCGTAAGTCTTGCGTACGCATCTGGAACTGGTTTCCGACATCCTTAAAGAATGCCGTTAAGGATTTGCCTATGTGGTCATCCGGCCTTAGGGTTTGTATTTTCATACATTCCTCCCGGCACATGCTATGACACATATTACACAAGGTTACCTGTGGACAAAGTCCACAGGCATTCCTTTAGTATGGTGGCAAATTACCACCAAAACTGAAGAGGTCACGTATAACAGTAAACACATCTAAAACAATAGATGAAAATTTACTGAGTACAGCCTCTATCCAATTTTGGGTGGGAATTTCAATCATTAGTTACCTCCAATCAGGACATCGTCCATATTGGTGGAACTAGTGATGAATGCAGCCAATTCCACACAGAGTTTTTTGATTGTAGCATCAGCTACATTCTTATCTCGTGTGATTACCACATGAACACTGAAGGGATATTTCTCTCCAGTAGTTCCGTCGATCTCATTCTGTGAAAGCTGAATGAGATGACGATTTTTTGTGGTAGGTGCATTCAGGTCGACCGTGTTTTTAATAACTAACGCGGATCCGATAGTAGACGAAACGCCTGTCTCCCTTCGGATTGAATTCATACCCTCTCGTGAAACGAGATCGTATGTGTTATCATCGACACCATCATTTAATGTAATTGTGTTACTAAGCATGTATATACCCTTGTGTTTTCCAGCACTATCGCGCTGGGTTTAAGTTGCCTGCACTATTGCAGGGAGCTCTAGGCTCAAGTATTGGCTCGCAGTAATGCCCCGGAGAGTACCAACTCTCGGGCGGACAAAGAGTCCAAAGCCGGTAATGCGTACCCCAAATTTGGGTTACCTGGGACACGGAGGTATCGGGATTTTTCCCAAGACCACACTAGGAGACTATCACGATCAAGATGATCGTAATCTGCCCAATCAGTAAGGCGGCAAGTATAGTACTTACCATCGTACCAGAATGGGTCAACCTTACGGAATACCTTGAGACTACGGACACTTTTAAATGTGTCACAATAGTCCTTGATATTGACCGTTAGATTGGGATCTTTGTCAAATTGACGCAGGAAGTCGCCGACTCGGTAAATCCAGTCGACTAGGAATGAGAATGGTATCGCATTCCAAATAACTTCAGGCGTAAGACGAAGACCCATTACTCTCAGAAATCCTTCTAGTTCAGAAGGTTTCTCATACTCGTAACTGGCCCGAAGGGTGGCGAAATAGTCAACTGTTGTTTCTAGTTGACAATGTTCACCAAATTCATAACCTTCAGGTGTAACGTCAGTTACGGATCCCTCCACTCTTACTTTGTAATGGTAAGATTGGACTTGTCGACCTCTATCGATAAACTCGTTAACACGTTTATTTGTGTTAAGTAAGTCTTCGTATAGGGCTTGTATATCACTTGCCATAGGTTTCAAGGCAAATGAATACAATAAGACAATTTCAGCCAACGTCTTTGTAGCTAACACCTTACCCGATAAAACTTTCACGTACTGTGTAAGTTTTCTCGATAATGAGAACATGGATTTAATATCCCTGAGCTCAAATAAGAAGTTAGCCATACTGAAGCCATCATTTAACTGTGGCATCAGGTTTTCCCAAGCAAGTTTCTTCATCTCGTCCGTAATATCTAATACGGGCGGATAACCGAAATTGTTGCTTAGAAAAGTAGACGAAAAACTGTTGGGATTGATTGCAGACCCGCGTCGCCAGTGATAATCATAAAGATTATCACCACGGTCGCGTTGATACACAACTGGGCAAGTCCGATAATACCCATACGAATGTCGGGTATGTTTGCAATAGTTAAAACTATCGCGACCGGTGTTATAATCAATCATATTATAGCCATAATATAGCTTATAATAATCTTGATATACCGGATCAGATAATGCTTGCAGTTGAGTGAGAAGTTCGCTATCAGTCTTAAAGGCACTGCCTTGGACTGTATATGCGCTCTTCCCATAAATGTATCCCTGCCATGTTGAGAGTGTCTCTTTAGTAATGTCGGCCATACCACCTCCAGGTGTATAAGTACGCGGAAC